ATTATGGTACTCTTTTAAAATTTTATCAAAATCGGATAATGCCATCAATAAATCTTCCCAAAAGGACCAAATCCTTTTCCACGTTTTTCCGCCAAAAAGAATAAATCAGTTATAAATTTTTCCATCTCTTTATCACCCAAATCAATAAAATTATATAAGAAGTTCATCTGCATCAATTTTGAATTTGCTGTACCGTAGTTTTCTTTATCCATCAACATCTTTGAAATTGAACCAATAAATTCTTCATCGGATGTAATATTTGTTTTGACTTTATTTTTAATCTTATTGAATACACCACGCCAGGCTGACTTCTCCGAATTGAAATCTACTGCATTACTTGGAAAGTTGTGCCAATCATTATCGAAGTTCATGTGTTTATGTTTCATCGCTGTCTCCTCTATAAGTTCAACTGGCGCCTTACCAATTTGAGCAGCTGCTCCAGGTTCTTGAAATTCAAATATTTGATTACCTGGTCTATATGTTCTTCCCGATGTTCGTATAGTTAAGGTATAACTAAGTTTCTCTTTTGTATATTCTACAGTAAAAAATATCTTAGAATCATTTGCTTTGAATGTTCCATTGTCTAACATTTTCAAATCACAACGAATTTCTTTAATTGCAAATGATGGATGTTTACCTGAGGAAAAAAGCACACCTTCCTTAATATTGACTTCTTGGTATCTTGCTTGTGGAAGTTTGGAAGCCACCTTCTTCAATGATATGCCGACAACTTTTCTCTCATTAAATAAAGTTCTCAATTGAGCATTTAATACTTCAATGTTAGATGTTCCGTTGATTGCTTCAGTAATTTGTTTTTTAACTTCATTCTCATTTTGAATACACCACACATCAGCAGGATCCCAAGCATCTTTTTTGTTGATTCCGTATTTTTGGTTAACTAATTTGGAAACCCAATCCATGAAACCACCATCAACACTAAATTCTCTAAATCTAGCATTTGAAAATTCATCTAAGAATCTTTTTTGTTGTTTAAAAAAAGTTTCTACCCAATCAATACTAATGAAAGGATAAATTCCTTTTTTTGTTGGAGTTCCAACTACCTCATTTTGAAATTTGGTATCATTTATAATATCGTCAGAATCTTTATATCTTTTATTATCATTTAAGGCACGCCTAAAAATCCAAGCAGATGTTAACTCTTGCATTCTGGTTAATTCTGTAGCACTAGGTTTTTTATCAGCCATATTATCTAATAATTTGAATGTCTTTTCCTGAAGTCCAAACTTCTAGTTCGGTACGTAATCTACCCTCAGATTTAAGGGTATCGTATCTATTTATAGCCTTGTTTTTCCACCAAGCAACTACATTTTCCAAATCGTGCTTGTGATAATTTTCACCAGGCAATAATTTATCTGTTTTACAATTCATAAAATCAACCATATTGGCAAATCCGTAGTCTGAAGTGTAATATCTTTTCTTTTCTGTCAACGCCTTTGCGTTCTCAATCGTTAGCTGGAATGCCTCCCCTTCAGTACTACCTTTAAGTGCTGATTTGGTTAAAGCTATAATCTTACTAAAGGTTCTAAGTTTTCTACTGGTGGTTGATGTATCACCAGCCAATAAATCTCCAGTAAAGCCTTCCACATAATCTTTTAGTGTATGATATCTTGGTCCATGCATCATTGGTACCATATCAGATTCGGTAAGGCCTCTGTATCGAATATATGGTTTCATACCATCATATTGTGATACTGCCTTTGTTGTACCATACAAACTGGTAGTCTCAAACAGGCAAAGTTCCATACCATACTTCTTGTTACATATTTCCCTAACTGTATGTGAGGTACAGATGGCAGATAACAATTTACCACCAAGGTAATTGAATCCAAAAGGTTGTGATGGTACGATAACAAAACCCATAATAGTAGATTCGTTGAATCGTTTGGCTGTGTCTGGATTTTGAATCCAAACCTGTCCTAACAATTCATTTCTTGGTTTCATATAGATTACTGGTGAACCAAGACGGATGAAACCAAGAATCTTTCCTGAGTTCTTCTCTTTGACAGCCAACTGTATATTCTTACCAACTGGTGCCTTGTTAACATGAGATGATGTAATGGCAACTAATGTTTCCCATGTATCATTTGGTATCTCACACACTTCAATATCCATATCACTTGGGTGCATGGAGAAATCTGAAAACAAATCATCTTCTGGTGGAAACAAAGAGGCTGGTATTTCAGCCACAGATTTTAGTTTCTCGTCACGCATGTATTGTTCAATACTACCCATGTCACTAAAATATTCATGAAAAGCATTTGAGCAATACAATGCCTGTTCTCTAGTCAAGTTCATACTTTAAATCCATCAAATGATTTCTTCTGTGGTTTCTCACGATTACCAAATGTGTTTAATGGTTTGTCTGTGATACCTGCATCAGCAAGTCCATCTTGTCCCGATTGTTCAACATCATATAATCTCATTTTTGCACGGTCAACACCAAGTGTAAATCGTTTGTACATTGTTGGATCATTATATCTGTTCTTCAGCTGTTTGACCATAATCTGTCCGAGTTCTTCCAGTTCTTCGGAAGAAATCAAAGCAAACATCAAGTCAGCGGTTGCTGGCAGACCAAAAGACTCACTTGTGTCCTCAAGTCCTGGATCGGAACTGGTAAAACCCGACCTAGTGGTTTGTGTAGCCGAAACAATTGGTACTCCGCATTCAACGGCAAGACCTCGCAGTTCTTCGGCAATCGACTTGACATAGGTATAAGAGTTGATGTTTGATCCAGCTTTAATACGAGAAGAACAACAAATATTGAGGTAATCAACGAAAATAATGTCAGGTACAAAAGATTTTTTAAGATTGAGTTCATTGAGTAATGTTCTAAAGTGTGTTACGGATGCTGATGCGGTTGGATATTCTTTGATGATTAATTTGCCAACGACTTTCTCTCTGAGTTTGGCAATCTTCTTATCATACATATCTTTTGGTAGATTCACCAAATCATCAATGGTGACATTCAATAAGTTTGCATCTATTCTTTCTGCAATCTTTTCTTCAGCCATTTCCATAGTGATATAGAGTACATTTCTACCCTGCGACATAGCTCCAGCGGCACAATGACACATAAAAAGTGACTTGCCAACACCAGTGCCAGCAAGAGCAATATTGAGTGTCTTAGTAGGAAGCCCACCTTTTGTAATACGGTTAAAGAAATCCAAATCAAAAGGAATTCGTTCTTCTTTTCTGTGGTAAAATTCGTATCGTTCATCGCTGTTCTCCAGGTAATCGTGGCCAACCGAGTTATCGAAACTTACGGCCAAAGCGTCCGATAATATCTTGGGAATCTGACCTTTCTCATGTGTCTTGTCTTTACCGTCCAAGATTGAAATAGACCCCAATACAGCGTTGTATATGGCTTTCTCTTGGCAGAATTGCTCGGTTTTGTCAACAAGCCATTGAATCTTGGATTCTTCACCTTTAGTCTGTTCAATCTCTTTGAGAGTAGTCTCGCATCGTTCAACTTCATCAGCTGTAAGATTTCGCCTTTCTTTGACGGCCAATACAACTGCTTCAATCGTTGGCGTTGAATTGTAAGCATCTGTGAAAGATGAAATCTCATTAAAAATTGTCCTATCAGTTCTATCGGTAAAATAATCTTCTTTTAAAAATGGTAATACTTTTCGTAAGTAATCCTCATTGTAAATTAGATTCTTTAATATCGTCTGTTCCAGCTTCATCAATTACTTCCTGTTCAATATTTGATGACATTATTTCCACTAATAAGTCACCAATGTAGTTTTTAAAGTCAGCATCCTTTTCAAGTTTTGCTGGCTTCTTAACTGGTGATTCTAACACATCATAAGCAAAAAGTAAATAGACCTGGTCATTTTCTTCCTTAAATTTTACTTTGCCATATTTGAAAGTGGTACCTGTATAAGGTCCTTCCAAAAATTTAATATGTACCGATTGTTTATCATCCTTAGGATAGATGAAACAATAATCTATACCTTCATTCATTCCATTTCTCCGTTTGTTCAAAAGATTGTTCCTGTTTTGTTTTTTCACCACTTAATTTACGGGGTGATGAACACATAGGACAATTAGGTACACCACAATCTAAAGCATGGTGTTTTGCCAACATATGTGGTTCTTTTACTTCCACACCGTGTGCCTTGGCAATCTTTACTTGTTTGGCTATTGCTGATTCCTCTTTATGAAGACGTTTACTATGTTTAATCTTATCATCTTCATGGCTCATTATTCAACTCCGTTAGTTGTTTCAATATCAAATGCCTCATGTATATCACTAGACATAATGTTACCTGAAGCAACACGGTATTTGTTTTCGATAAATTCTTGGAATGTTTTATCTTTGATAATAGGCATCCAGAATTCTTTTGTATCTGTATCTTTGATACGATATTTCTTTTCTTCTATAACCCCTGTCTCGGTATCAACTTTGCTGTACCACCCATTCGTTGGTTTGACCACGTGCTTGGACTCAAGTGCAAGGTCAAGTAGACCAGACCACTTAGAAATACCACCATCAAAAGATACAGTAACAGGTATTTTCGACTTTTCTTTGACATATCTAGATTTCTCCACATTGATAATGAAATTGTAACCTACAACTTCTGTGCCTTCTTTTTCTTGTTGTCTACCAATAATAAAGATATTATCGGCAGAGTAATAAGAACCTGTACCACCACCAACGATTGCTTTAGGGAACATTCCAATTTCCATATAAGTATGATTAACAACAACCATTGGAATATCTTTAAGTGATAAGTGTGGTGTTACCATACGGAACAAACTCTTAACTTGTTTTGCTCTAGACATATCAGCAACTGATTTACCATCAAGTGCATCATCAACTTCTTTCTTAGATGCCAAATTACCAATCGAATCAATAACGATAATCAATTTATCACCACGTTCAAGATTGGTCAACTGTGACATTATGTCGAACTTGAGTTGTTCAATATCAGTAAGCGGAGTATGAAGCACCCTATTAGTGTCAATCCCAAAAGAATCAAAATAGGATTGAGGAGTACCAAACTCAGAATCATAAAACAAAAGAGCAGCGTCTTCATATTTGTCCATATAAGATTTGGCCATCAATAACGAAAATGCTGTCTTAAAATGTTTGGATGGACCTGCCCACATTGTAAGACCTGGAGTTAGACCACCATCTAACTTACCAGAAAGTGCCACGTTAATAATTGGCACAGCGGTTTGAATCATATCTTTGTTGTTAAAGAATTTTGATTTCGCCAGAATAGCCGAATCTTTGATTGAACTATTCTTTTTAATTTTATCTAATATACTCATAATTTCATCCTTTAAAAATTACCACCATCTAAACCTTTTTTCTCTTTGAAAGAAAATGGTTCTTCATAATCATACTTAGGTTCCAGTTTCTTAACTGGTTCTGTAATAGAAGGCATAGTTTCACCTGTTACTTCATCTAACACAAATACATTATCTTTTTCTACCTGTATAGATTCTGTTTGAACTTCTGTTATTGGTGCAACCATAGGTTTTGTATTGGCAAAATGTACAAATGGTTGTTGTAGATAAACGGGTATCTCCAATTCAGGTTCAAGTTTCTTTTCAACTTCTTTTGCCTGTTCAATCACTTCTTCAGATAATGGTTCATCTAAAACCAAATCTGGTTGTTGTCTTGGTTGTGGTTGCATTGACATATTGGCAGCAATCAATAACAATATAGCCAACGGATCAAAAACTACCATAATCAACATAATAACAAGTCTAACTGCCTTGTCTATAATGTCTTTTTCTCCTGAACCGTAAATGAGCTCGGCAACATATTTAATTGGTCCAAAATCTGACTCCGCTTTCTGTAACTCAATCTGCAACGGAAATCTTTCTTCTGTGAGTTGAGAAATTGTTTTCTGGTAGGTTTCATTCTCAGTCTGTATACGGCTGCGTTCTTTCTGTTGATTCCGTCTAATGACCACGGAGTTAGCAATACCTTTTTCATCATTGCTGCGGCCCATAGTTTGGTCGACCATTTCATCCATCTGTTTGATGACTTTACGATTCGCATCTAAATTTTCCTTTACTACTTTAATCTTTTCATCTATTAATTGTACTTTACTGGCCATTGGTGCAGTATCAGATGAATGTTCCAAGTGTGCCTTAGATAGATAACCAAAGATACCCATACTGGTAATCAACATTAGAATAACTGTTGCAACCGTTAGGTATGATTTCATACCAATATGTACAACCTTCCAGTTTCGATATAACCAAGATACAGTTACTAGTTTGGCTGCTTCAAGCACTGTACCCATGATAATGATAGGCCAGAATGAGCCAGGAAATATTGCTGCCAAACCAATGACAGAATAATAGGCAGCAACACCCGATAAGGCCATTGCTGTTAGAAATGTTAGAAAAATCATCCGAAAAAGTCCATTAGAGAGTTAGTCTTTTCTGCTTGCCATTGCATACAATCCAAAATTACACGGATTGGATCCAAGAACGCTTTGTCGAATTGTACATCATAATCGATATAGTTGTCAAGCTCGAATTCTTTTGGTAATCTAGAAGGATAGGAAATAACATCCGATTTGAAATGATTTGGCATCTTCAGATAGGTGAATTTAATCTTTTCACCTTCTTGTATACGTGGATACTTCTTCTCCAAATCAAGTTGTTTCAGGTTGTGGTTATAAATGATGGCACCACGAACATGAATTGGTGTGCCTTTTTTAAACAAGGTTACCGAATCTGAATATGTTGCCAAGCCATTCATACCACGTGGGAAAGATATTTCTTCTGGTGGTAACTTTTTGAATTCTTCTCTGAACTTGGCAATAAAGTTTTGTACATCATCTTCTGTACCAGTCATCATTAACTTAATTGCTGCTTTCATCTTCTCACGGATAGCCGATGGTGTGGATGATTTAACCATCTCAAGACCCATCACTTTCATGTGAGGTTCAGCATACTGAACACCTTCGTTATTGTATACATTTAATATGTATCGTTTCTTGGCAGTCCACACACCTTTGTCAGAAAGACCTTCACGCTTCATCTGCATCTTCTGGTCAAAGGCATGAACATAATCAGCCAGTTCTTCATACGATTTGTCGATATAAGGTTGTAGTTTTTCTTCACAGATTTTATCCATGAGAGCAATTACTTTCTGTTTGTCGGACTTATCTTTAATAAACTTATCAACCAACTCACCCATACGGAGATAGATTGAATCGGTATCAGAGGCGATTACATAATCTTTTTCTGTACCGAGGAGTTTGTTCATGTAGGCATTTATCTTAGCTTCAATCCACCGAATAGACAACTGACCAGCAGTAGTGACGCCAAGAGCCATTCGTAAATCATAAAAGCGGAAATACTGGCTACCAAGAGCACCATAAGCAGAATTGAGAGAAACTTTCTTTGCAAGTTGTAGGTTATTAAATCTTGCAACTCGCTTGTCGATTTCATATTTCTTACGTTCATCTTTTTCATTCTCATACTCTTGTTGTGCAGTCAACATCAACTTCTTAAACTTCTTACGGTCTTGATACATCTCATCCATCATCTTAGGCAAGAAACCTTGAATGTCGGTTCTAAAGAATTGACCGTTTGGTGTAATTGTAACATTAACTAGCCTGGAAGTATCTACCTGTTTATTTAACATCTTATCAACCGAAACGGAAGATGAAAGTACCTCACGCATT